GTCGGGACGTACCTCACTGACGAACAGAAAGACATCACCCTTGCGTATAACCGGCACGACGTGCGCGAAACGTTGAAGTTTTACGTTCGATCACTTCCTGAAATTCATCTGCGTGAAGCGCTATCGGTAAAGTACGGGCGCAACATGCTAAACATGAGTAACACCAAGATCGGCGGTACGATCCTTGTCAGCCAGATGGAAGACGCCGGGATTGAGTGTTACGTGCGTGGTCCAGGCGGTAAACAGCCGCGCCAAACGATCCGCGCAACGATCAAACTCGCAGATGTGATTTTCCCGTACGTGAGGTTTGAGCGCCCTGAATTCACACGGGTTCTCGAATATTTTCAGTCGATGTCGATCACCCAAACGAAAGGAACATTTGCTGACCTGACGGCGGTTGTCGACGGGTTCACATTCGTGTTCGGCGTGGGCGGTATCCACGGCTCGATTGAATCACAGGTGGTTGTGAGTGACGTCGAATATCAAATTATTGACGTCGACGTTACGTCGTTCTATCCGCGTATGGCCATCGTCAACAACATGTACCCCGAACACCTCGGTCCAGAATATTGCACCATCTACAACAGTATTTTCGAACAGCGCCGGACATTCGCAAAAGGTACCCCTGAGAACGCCGCACTCAAGGAAGCCCTGAACGCTTCTTACGGAAATTCGAACAACGCCTACAGCCCGCTCTATGATCCACAGTACACGATGCAGACCACCATCAATGGTCAATTGCTACTGTGCATGCTCGCCGAGCAATTTATGAAAATCCCCGGCCTCTCGATGGTCCAGGCGAACACCGACGGCGTGACTGTACGCTGTCCACGCGGTTATCTGGACCACATGCGAGCCGTGTGTAAGTGGTGGGAAGGGGTCACCGGTCTGGAGCTTGAGGAAGCGCTGTACAGCCGCATGATGATCCGCGACGTGAACAACTACATCGCTGAATACGAGGGCGGTAAGCTCAAGCGCAAAGGCGCATACGAGTACAACACCCTGTGGCACCAAGACCCGTCGGCACAAGTGGTCGCCCGGGCGGCTGAAGCGGCGTTGGTGCGCGGCGAATCGGTACGTGAGTTCATCACCAACCACCGCGACCCGTTCGATTTTATGTGTCGTGCAAAGGTGCCTCGGTCGAACTCGCTGCACCTACGTTTCAAGGATTGGGGCATCGATCAGCAGTTGCAGGGGACAACCCGTTACTTCGTCAGCCGCAACGGTGGGACGCTCGTGAAGGTCGCACCACCGACGGGCGAGCCTGGGACGTGGAAGCGTAAAGCGAAGTTGACCGATTCGAACTTCAACGCCGTCATGCGTGAAATTGCTGGTCAACCCGGCGACCTCGACAGCGCCGGGACGCCGTGGGACGCACGAATCCACACGGGCAATCACAGCAAGCATGACACCCGCGAAACCGGTATATGCAGCGGCTGGCGCGTCACAGAATGCGCCGATGCGCGTCACTTCGACTGGTCGGATCTGAATTACGAGTGGTACATCGTCGAGGCTGAGAAACTGGTGAATCCGCTATTGACGAGTTCGTCATAATAGGCGACACTGTCCGCACATAACGGGAGGTTCGACATGATTGATTCACGAGTTATCAAAGCAGCAAGTTATTTTGCTGCTAAAAAAGATATTCGCAGCTACCTGAATGGGGTGTGGATTGAATCGAAAGACGGCGTGAAGACCCATGTTCTAGCAACGGACGGTGGTCGGATGTTTGCACATACCGTCGAGGGTATTGGTCGGCCAGTTCGATTACGTTTGAGCGGGTCGACCCTGGCAGCCGTGATTGCTAGTGCATACTTTCATATTACAGACGACCTGAAAGTGATATTACCAAACGATGCCATTTTACCCTTTGATCTGGATCCGGGAAATTACCCTGACTGGCGCCGAGTCGTACCACGTGGAGTTTCTGGGGAGTCAAATATTTTTCCGTTGAGTCAGATGGCAGATGTGGAAAAAGCTTTTAAGGCGCTAAAGGTAAAACCAGAACGGTATCGCATCGCGTTCAATGGTCAATCCCCGTCGGTGATCACTCACTTGGACATACCGGAAATGCTGATTGTACAGACAGGTTTCAAACCGTTGAAAGATCTCGACATTGACTATCTGGGGATCCTTTAACCCACGCTACGCAACGTAGCCTCGGCACTGTTCGAGGCTTTTTCACGTCTGAGCTGTTCACGTAGGATCTCTTCACGTAACGCAGACTCTCGCGCCTCCTGGCGCATTTTACGTACATGCATGACGATGAGGGTGATTGACAGGATGATACCGACGACGGTGGCGAGTTTACCGATCTCACTCGGGATCAGATTCAACCACGTCGACAGGCCGGTCACTGTCGTGCTTGCGGACACCACGTAGCTGGTTGGCTGAGAGTCGAGAATGCTCATACTTCCGGATCGCTCTGATGACTAATACGAAGGCTTGCACCAGCATCGCGAACATGCCCAGGACGTAACCTGCCAGCTCTACGTATTCCCACATTTGAGCATTCCTGATCCGCAAGTGCGATGACTACCCCGATGTACAGGGCGATGAACAGCGCGTCGTAAATTGTCGAGGGTTGATGCATCTCGTACATCGCCAACCCGACAACATTGAGGGACAGAGATACAGCGCTGAGGATCATCAACCGTACTGCCAGTTTATCGATAGTAACGAAAAATGATAGCAGTATGATGGTAAGCGAATCAGTTAGTGCGGCACCTATGTAATACCATTGGTCGCTGAGCAACCCGGATACAAGGGTGAACAAAATGGTGGGTGTGGCAAACATGAACGCGGTTCTACGCCGTGCTGCCGACGGTTGACACCATGCAAAGATGCCGATCACGCACAGCAGCACGGATATAATCATTTCTTGACCGGTTTCTTGTCGCCGGTTGACGCTGCTGGTTTGCTGCGTCCCATACCGCCTGCGTCTTTGGATGGCTTCTTGTCGGCTACTTTAGGTTTCATGAATAACTTCCAGTATGATGAGGGTGTTGACATTCTACACGAGGTAACAGCACATGCAATTAATCCCACAGTGGCGCGCTTGCTGGCGCCGATACAGTACCTGGCTTCTGGCTGCCGTCGGCACGCTGAGCTTGAACGACTTGATCGGATTCATGCCGTCGATTCAGGAATATATCGATCCGCAGACTTACAAACTCGTGATGCTCGGCCTATCCGTGGCAACGTTTGTTGCGCTTCAAATTCATCAACCATCTGTATCAGGGCCGAAGGTATGAACCGCACGCGGCTGGCCGCACAGCTCGCAGTCGATGAGGGTCGTAAACGTCGACTATACCGCGACACAGTGGGGAAGCTCACGATTGGCGTGGGTCGCAATATCGATGACCGTGGGTTACGTGATGATGAGATTGACCTGATGCTATCCAACGACATCAATGAGGCTGTCGGTATCGCTCGTGCACTGGTATCGAATTTCGATAAACTCGACGATGTACGTCAGGAAGTTGTCGTCAACATGGCGTTCAACATGGGTATCGTGCGACTCGGCGGTTTCAAACGTTTCATCGCGGCGCTGGCGCGCCTGGACTTTCAGAATGCCGCCGATGAGATGAAGAATTCATCATGGTATACGCAAACAGGTGACCGTGCTGTACGACTTGTCTACGCGATGCGGGAGGGGCGACTCCAATGAGTCTGACAGCGATTATCGGTATTATCATCGGCGTCGTGGGCGCAATTCTCGGGGCACTTGCCGGTCACCGCATCGGTAAATCGAGTGGTATCACCCAGGGCGTCGAACAGGCGTCACAAACCCAACAAGTCGAACAGGCTAAAGCGACGGTACAGGCCGTCAAGGAACGTGCACATGTTGAAGTCACAGTGGTTGCTGATTCTGATGCTGAGCTTGACGCAAGGCTGTCAAAGCACGACCGTCCCGATTGATACGGCATGTAGCTGGGTGAAGCCGATCACCACGTCGGCGGGGGATCGAAAAGTTATGAGCCGCCAGCTCAAGGAACAAGTGGCGGCTCATAACGATTTATACGATCTCAGGTGCAGCGGCTGACACCGTCAAATCCATCCCGGTTGACGGTTGTACTGGCCATTCCACCTCGGGTGGCCATCCGCTTTGACTGGTGATACGTCCCAGCAAAACCGCGTAAGTCTTCCAAGCTTTGAGCTGAAGTGTGCGAACCGGTAATTCCGCTTCCTCAGCAGGGGTTACCATTTCAAGTTCGATAGCATCGTTAATCGTGCCGATTCGATTCGTCAGTGCAACCTTCTGCGCCGCTGCAAGCTGCGTAAATCCCTGGAGCTTGATGCTCTGACTTGTCAAAATCTCAGCAGGTGTTGGTGGAATCACAATTGGTGGTCCAAAAACACCGTCCACATATGAATCACCCTGGTTGACAGTGATACCTTCCGGTATAACCGCGCACATGGTCACGAATTCGGGTGTGTATCTGTCCTCTATTGGGACATCGACACCATCCGGATTTATATATGGGGGTATGATCTCAAAAACTTTATCATCTACAATCAGTGCGTAAGTTTTCATTTATGCATATTCCCAAATGATTACGACACCAGGCGCGCCTGCGCCACCTGTGAGAGCGGACGAGCTTGGAATATTGCCGGTAGCCCCACCACCAGCACCAAAAGATGTAGATGCTGTGCCATTCGATCCGGAGCTAAGGTACTGACCGCCCGGACCAAATATTGTACTGCCCGCATTACCTGCCACAATAGTTATCGAGGTGAGTGAGATTATTCTAGTGCTACCACTGCCTACGTTGGATGATATATTGCCGCCTGTTGGGGCTGAGCTATTTAGCGTTCCAATCTCAAATGCTGCTCCAGAGCCTGCAGTTGTAACCGCTCCTCCTCGACCACCAGGGCAACTAATGACTGCGCCAAATGATGATGTGCCTCCGTTGTTACCTGCTGCGCCAGATACGCCAGCGCCACCAAGGCCAACCACAACAGACGCACCTGAGAAGCCTGATGTCAGAAGGCTCTTTGCGTACGAGCCGCCACCACCGGGCGCACCAAGCGAACTCTGACCCGCGCCTGTTGCTACTGCACCGCCACCAGCACCGCCAGGCGCCTGAACCTCAACGATTACGAATTTCGTACCTGCTGTTGGCGCATACGTGAAAGTCCCCGGAGTACTGAATATCCGAGGTGCACCGAGTAACCGTCCAGGCACGGCAGCCTGCAACGCCGTGAAATATTGAGACGATGTCGCTGTGTCCACGATACCGTTTGGGGTAATGCTTGCTGCGCCCAGCAACGCAGCGAAAAATCCATCCCAGTCGTTCGCCCAATCCTGTTCAATATATGAACCGTCAAGCGCACCGGGGGCGGAGCGGTTTTTAAACGCACCTTGGGGGTGCGCCGAGTTACCGGTCGTCCAGCGACCCGGATACCGCGTGTCACGTTGTAAAGCCATGCGTCAAACTCCTACATAACCGTGGAATTGTGCGTCGAGGTCACCAAATTCAGCGTCAGTGTCACCAAATTCCGAAGGGATGTAACTATCAAGGAACCCATTGAAATGGACACCTTGCGGTTTTGGTATTAATTTTGCGTTCAGTAACGCCCATCGCTGGAGGTCAGTAAGATTACCATTGAACTCGATACCGAACGACATATCCTCACCGTCGATAACACGGATGACATTCGCACCGGGGATGAGGAACGTAACCCCGTCAAGGATCGATTCGATTGTGGCGTCACTGTTGTTCTTGATGATTTTTGCACGAATGACCAGTCGAAAGAACTCATCCGACATTTCCGAATCCGTGCTGATACTCAGAGCGCTGAACACCGCGTCAAGATCGCCGAATTCGGCATCGACATCGCCGAACTGGGTCACGACCAACGGGGTATTGGCAAGAAAGTTACGATCAGCAACGACGATTCGACCGATAACGTCAAGCTGTGCGCCGACGTTGTTATCGATGTCATACGATCCTCGCACCGCCTGCGCAGCCGTGTCGATCTCAGCGGCAAGTTCACGCGTGATCGCGTACCACGCTACGGCCTTGGGTTTGTTCCGGTACTGGGCGTAGATCCGGTCAGGGATATTCATCACACCACCGTCGTACTGATGTTGACAGCCGTCCAGCGTGAGAGCTGGTTAAACGCTATCGCCACATTGGATGTACCGCCATTGACGGTGAACGATTGGATATAACTGTTACCGAATTCACCGAGTACCTTGTTGATGGGTGTGGTCAGTGTCAGGTATGGAACGCTCTCACCGATGTCAAAACCTGTCTGCTTGAACCCATCACCCGCAGGTACGAGCGTACCCACTGTGAACTCGAGGAACGCCTCGTCGATGAGATCCGCAATGTTCGTCGGCAGCGTTCCGTCATTCTTCACGGTGACCGCAACGATCATGTCCAGATACAACGGTGTGGCCCATCGCACCAACTTGGAATTAGTTGGGTACTTTGGCGATATGACCGTGGTACTGACAGGGGTGCCCGACTGGTTCAGCAGTACGCCGGGGTTTTTCTTGACGTAGATCGCCATACCCACATCTGCAATTGCACCGCCGTCGACGATGATCGAGATCGAATGCGCTGGGAGACTGTACGGGTTATTCACTGCGTCAAATGCTGCACTATTCGTATCGTTCTCGTAAATCTTGACGCGACGAACACCGCTCACCGCGTACAGTTCGCCGTACATCGAATCGATCTGGTTATTGCCTGGGCGCCCAACCGCCGTTGCCCGCTCGATTCGCAGTGATGAGTCGAGTTGTTCATCGGTGCCGGGGGTGGCCACGCTGGGGTTGTTGACGCCCGTCCAGCCGCCTACCACGTCGACGATACCGGTGAGCGTGGCGATGTCCGCCTGAGTGGGACCAGTGACGGTACATGTGGCCGTAGTAGTAGCCGTACCGGCTGTCAGGGTCACTGTCTCGTCGATTGTCCAGCGCGAACCGTTGGTGGACGACTCAATACGCTTGCCAGCTGGCACGATTGTTCCAGCGGTACCCGTGAGCGTCACCACCACGTTGGACGGCGTACCCTCGGAGCGGGTGGTGCCAGTCAGCGCGCAGATCACATTAAGATCGACACCCACGGCTTTGTTCGGGTCTTTGGAGTTGTACGCCTGTTGCAGCGTCTCATCCAAC